GTGCAAGGATCGGTGCAAGCCTCGGTGCAAGCCTCGGTGCAAGGATCGGTGCAAGGATCGGTGCAAGCCTAGGTTATCATTAGCTAGGCAATAGTTAGGCCGCACAAAGTAACCGCGGCTATAGTCGCCATGAATATAGTAACCTAGGTTACAGCCAGGGGGTACCAAGGGGGTACGGGGGTAGGGTGTTCTTTCTTCAGAGGTAGCTACAAAATTGCTCAGAGAACTTTGGTAATTTGGAAGGACTACCTATGTAGTATCCACTGCTAGCTAGTGTTATTAATCTATTAGGTTTTAGTACTTTAGGTAAGTACTGTTATGTTATCTTATTGATTTAATTACTGTAATTGAACTCAACTCTGTACCGTAGCTACTGTATCTTAGCTAGTGATAGAATCTATAGTGATATAATCAGTAGTAATTAATCTATAGTGTAATACAGTAGTGTTAATCATAACTACTGTAAACTTAAGTTTTACTATAGTTATAATATACTATCTTATATCATCCAGGGACTAATGACAAATAGCACTTGTCAAGAGGTTTGTGTAGTTGACATATTGTCGCACTACTTGATAACTTTAGTCTAAGCATGAGACAACTTGACACACATAAAGTACTTGACAGATTAGAGTAGCTAACCTAACTAGAGACCCATGGCTCTGTATTCCTACAATCAACTACATAATGCTAATGGCACTCGACTGGTTCGGTCCTTGTTTAAGGAAGGGCAGTATAGCGAGAAGCATAACATCTTTACTCTTGACAAAAGGGATAGCCCTAACGAGGGGCTTACATCTCTGTGGAGACTCTACATGCAGTTTGCTGTAGATGACCCTACTGAGTATTCCTTTGCTGTAGAAGTCTTTGGTGATATGGCCTTCTGGCTTAACCTCCGGGACAAGTATCCGATCAAGGATTGCATTGAGGATTGGGAAACTGAAGCTGAGGTTGCCCGTAAGAGTAAAGCCCTAGCCTTCATTAGGGATGCTACTCTGGATCCTAAGACTTCGTTTCAAGCTGCTAAGTACCTGTTGGAGAATGGCTCTAAGGCCAGACCTAGCTTTGCTACTATGGACAAGCGTAAGGTACGGAAGCATGACAAGGAACAGATTGCTGGCATCCTTGAGAAGAAAGAGTTTGCTGAGGATCTGGATAGACTCTCAGAGTTCTTTAGTGAAAACCAAACTGTGAATTAGAAGGAGATACAACTATGATGGCTGTTGGTAAGGCTGCGATTAAAGTAGCTAAATTTGGAGCAAAGCACCTTAAAGACCTTAAGACAAAACCCACGCCTGGCCAGAAAGCCATTAAAAAGGCTGCAAGTCAAACCCGTGCGGTACGAGAAGGTCAGAGAAAAGGAGCAGCAGTGGGGACGGCTGTTGGCGCAGCCGCAGAAGCAGTAGGATCTAGATCGTCTGCAAGTTCGAGTGCTCCTATTCCGCGTCCAAGACCCAAAGAAGACATGAAAAGAAAAGGTTCTGGTCAAATGAGCCGTAAGAAAAAACCTGTTCCCCGGAAGCGCCCCTCTTACTAATGACACCAGACGAAATCCGAGACAGAGCGGAGAATGATCTATTCTTCTTTATCTCTCTTGTAGCTCCACAGGAATGCCTGGGCGCTTGTCATAGAGAAGTCTTGGATTGGTGGGATCGTCCTGATGCAAAGAACTACCAACTGCTCTTGTTCCCCCGTGACCACCGTAAGTCTGGTCTTGTAGCTTACCGTGTAGCTCAGGCTCTGGCTAAGGATCCTACTCTTAGGATTCTGTATATCTCTGCTACATCTGGTTTGGCTGAGAAGCAGCTACTGTTCATTAAGAACATCCTAACCTCTAATACCTTTAGACGGTACTGGCCAGAGCATGTCAACAAAGAGGAAGGTAAGAGAGCTAGATGGACCAACTCAGAGATTGCACTTGACCATCCTCTCCGTAAGAAAGAAAACATTAGAGATCCATCCATCTTTACCGCTGGCCTCACTACGTCTATTACAGGTCTCCACTGTGACATTGCTGTGTTGGATGATGTTGTAGTATTTGAGAACGCCTATACGACAGAAGGTCGCAGCAGAGTTCAGTCACAGTATTCTCTACTGTCATCTATTGAAGGTGCTGATGCTAAGGAGTGGGTTGTAGGAACTAGGTATCATCCCAAGGATCTGTACCACTCTATGTTGGAGATGCGTGAAGATATCTACGATGAGAATGGGGATAAGGTCAGTGAGCAGCCTATCTACGAGGTTCTACAGAGAGCAGTAGAAGACTTCGGTGACGGTACTGGTAACTTCCTCTGGCCAAGGCAGCAACGTAGTGATGGTAAGTGGTTCGGCTTTGACCAACGTATCCTCGCCACTAAGAAGGGTAAGTATCTAGACAAGACTCAGTTTAGAGCACAGTACTACAATGATCCTCAAAACCCTGAGGATAGACCTATCGACTACAGTGACTTCAGATACTATGAGCGTAAGCATCTAGAGTCGATTGATGGTCATTGGTGTTTGAGAGGTAAGCGTCTTAATCTGACAGCATCTTTAGACTTCGCATGGTCGTTGAGTAAGCACGCTGATTTCACCTCTCTCCTTTTGTTGGGTACCGACAGTGACAATAACCATTATGTGTTGGATCTAGAACGGTTCAAGACTGGTGAAGTCCAAGAGTACTTTAAGAAGATCCTAGGGATGTACAACAAGTGGAGCTTCCGTAAGCTCATCTGCGATGGTACTGCTGCTCAGGCTATGCTTGTTAAGAACCTCAGGGAAGACTACATCAACTACAATAACCTTCCTATTAGGGTTGAGCACGTAGCAAGGACTAAACACCAAGGCACTAAAGAAGAAAGAGTAAACTCAGCTTTGGTTCCTAGGTACAAGAACGGTCAGATCTACCATTATAAGGGCGGAGCTATACATTTTCTTGAAGAGGAACTTGTGTCTAACAATCCAGCACACGATGACTGTAAGGATGCTCTAGCTACAGCTATCGAGTATGCAGTTAAACCTCCTTCTGGTAGAGTTAAGAAAGATACTAACAATGTTGTATTCCACTCCCGATTCGGTGGTGTTGTAGGTAAAGCAGCTTAACGGATAATCCATGGCAAGAACACTTGATGTAGAACAACTCATTAACCCTGATACCCTGGCAACTACCATCGCTAACCGATGGGAAGAGTGGCGTGGTTATAGGACGAAATGGGAGCTTGACAAAAGAGAATTACGCAATTATATCTACGCCACAGATACCAAGACTACAACCAATAACAAGAATGGCTGGGCTAACTCTACGACTACGCCTAAGCTCTGTCAGATCTATGATAACCTAAAGGCCAACTACGAGGCTGCTCTGTTTCCTCAGGACATCTGGTTTAAGTTCCTTCCGGGTTCCGAGGCAGAGACAGACAAACAGAAGGCAGACATTGTTAGAGCTTACATGAAAGATAAGCTCAGGCTGTCTAACTTTAGGACTGTTGTAGATCGTCTTTTGGATGATTGGGTGCAGACAGGTAACTGTTTTGCCACTGTAGACTACGAAAGAAACTTCACTACTCTCGAAACAGGAGAGACCATTGCCGGATATATTGGACCCAGGCTGGTACGTATTAGCCCTTATGATATATCTTTTGACCCTACGGCTGTGAGTTTTGATAAGACTCCTAAGATAGTTAGGACAATCAAGACGATGGGGGAAATTACCGTAGAGGCAGAGACTAATCCAGTCTACAAGGATCTTTTGGAGAAGGCTCAGTATGCTCGTAGTGAGGTTGGCTCTAATACTCAGCACGAGAAGTCTGAAGGCTTTATTGCGGATGGTTTTACTAATCTAGAGAACTACTATCAGTCTGGCTATGTAGAGTTCCTCACTCTGTATGGTGACGTGTACGATAGCTACACAGGTAAAGCTTATAGTAACCGAATTATTACCATTGCCGATAGGGCTTATGTTGTTGAGAATCGGCCTAATCCTAGCTGGCTGGGTACTGCTCCTATTTTCCATTGTAGCTGGCGCAGTCGCCCTGACAACCTGTACGGAATGGGTCCACTGGATAATCTTGTGGGTCTACAATACCGTATTGACCATCTAGAGAATATGAAGGCTGATGTCTTCGACTTGATTGCTAGCCCTGTGATTAAAGTTAAAGGTGACGTTGAGGAGTTTGACTACAAGCCCGGTGAGCGTATTATTCTTGGTGAGGAAGGTGAAGTAGGTTTTCTTGTACCTGACGCTACTGTGTTGAACGCTGACCTACAGATTGCTGACCTAGCTAACAAGATGGAAGAACTGGCAGGTGCTCCTCGTATGGCTATGGGTATCCGTACCCCTGGTGAAAAGACGGCCTTTGAAGTACAGACCTTGGACAATGCAGCCAATCGTATCTTCAACCACAAGGCAGCTAAGTATGAGATGGAGTTCCTTGAGCCAATCCTTAATGCTATGCTAGAGGCTGCCCGTAGGAATATGATGGATGTCGAGAGCATTCCTTTGGACCTTGAAGAGGGTGTAGTGATGTTCCAAGATATCACAAAAGAAGACATTGCCTCGTCCGGTAAGCTAGTTCCAATGGGTGCTAGACACTTTGCTGAGACAGCTAGACGTACCCAGACCTTGAACCAAATGATTCAGATCAAAGCTGCTATGCCTGATATTGGTACTCATTGGTCAGGTAAGACTATGGCTAAGCTACTGGCTGAGGAGCTTAACGAAGACTCTGTGTACGGAGAAAACATTCAAGTTAATGAATCTTTGGAGATGCAGAAGGCTATGCAGGATGCACAGGTTGACCTTGAGGAAGACCAGATGATTAAGATGGAGCAAGGACTGTAATGAGAGCATCATGGTTCAACCATGTAACGGAAGAGGCTAAAGCAGAGTTCAGATCTAAAGTTCTTAGTAACAAAGAGGCTTGGGCTCTACTTGTCCCTGTCTTGGAGAAGCGTATCCAGGCATTTAATCCTAACTATGATGAGCATAGCTGGGCTTACAGACAGGCAGATCAGAACGGATACAACAAAGCACTGCGTGAAGTAATTGATCTGCTTAAGAGTGTGTGACAACTTGTCTCATACAAAGTACTTGACATTCAACAAAGGATAACTTATGTCAGTTTTTGATTCAACCACGGATCAATCCGCCGCACCTAACACTCAAGAAGACAACCAATCTTTTGTAGCTCAGTTAGTTGCAGCACGAGGGGAACAATGGAGTAACCCTGAAACTATCGCTAAGGGTAAGCTAGAAGCAGACCAGCATATTACTAGGTTGGAGCAGCAGCTTAAAGAACTTAACGAAGATCTCGGCAAGACCAAAGCCGAACAGGACTACGCCAAGACTCTCCTGGAGACTCTGCAATCGCAAAAGCCACTGGCCGGTACCAGTGAGCAGAGTACCGAATCTCAGTCCGGTGCTGGGAAAGAGGACACCACTCTAGATCCTAGTAGTCTCAAAGAGCTTATTGCACAGGTACTAGACAATCGTACTGCTGAGCAGCGAGCAGCGGATAACCGTACTAAAGTGGATTCTTATCTACAGCAGACTTACGGAACTGAAGCTGGCAAGACTGTTCAGGAGAAAGCTAAGGAACTAAATCTTTCTGTAGATTACCTCAAGAGTATCGCAGAGCAATCTCCTAACGCTTTCTATCAGTTGATTGGAGTACCAAAGCCTCGTGAGTCTGCGGCTCCGCCTAGCGGTTCTGTTAACTCAGTGGCAACTATGCAATCAGGCGAACGCACCTATGCCTACTATAGGGAACTTCGCAAAACTAATCCCACTAAGTACTACAGCCCATCTACTCAACAGCAAATGTTCAAAGACGCTGAGATGGCTGAAGCTAAAGGGGTTAACTTCTTTGACTCTTAATGGAGAATACTAACAATGGCTATGACCACTGGTAATTCTTCCCAGCTTATTCGTTCTAATCTCTGGAGTAATGAACTCAAGGAGACTCTTCAGGACGAACTGATGGGGATGAAGTACGTTCGGATGCTTGACGGCTTCCCGGATGGCACTACCTTTAACATTCCGTCGATTGGCGATGCCCGTACGGATGACTATGTAGAAGACACTGCGGTTCAGTTCCGTCCGTTGGATACTGGTAACTATACGTTCACTATCAGTGAATACATTAGCTCCGGTCACTACATCACGGATAAGGCTAAGCAGGATCTGTTCTATGCGTCTCAGCTTGAGGCGGCTTTTGTTCCTAAGGAACGTAGAGCTATCATGGAACACTTCGAGACCACGATGTTCGAGACCCCGGACAACACGATGGCTTCGTCTGCTACGGATCCGTACCTCATCAACGGTGTGGCTCACCGCTTTTCTGGTGGTAACTCTGGTACCATTGAGTTGGCTGACTTCTCGTATGCTAACCTTGCGCTGACGAAAGCTAATGTCCCGGCTATGAACCGTGTCGCTATTGTCCCGCCTGAGGTCGCTTACTTTGTAGAGAACCTTACCAGCATCACCTCGCTTGACAATAACCCCCGATGGGAGGGTATTGTTGCAGAAGGTATTAGCACGGGCATGACGTTTGTCAAGAACATCTTTGGCTTCGACGTGTACTGCTCTAACTACCTGCCGAACAGCGGTGATTTGACCAATGCCCCAAATGCCTTGGATGAGCGTGACCAGTCTACGGGTGGCCCTGACTTTACCTCGGTTGACGGTAAGCCTTGCTACTTCTTCTCGGCAACGAATGACATCCTGCCGTGGGTTGCTGCTTGGCGTCAGATGCCTGCGGTAGAGTATATTCGTGACGGTGATAACCTCCGTGACAAATACCTGACGACTGCTCGCTACGGTGTTCAGTTGTACCGTCCTGAGAATATGGTGATCTGCCATACCAGAACGGCTGTGGCTTAAGGGAGATTAACCTATGACTTGGACTAACGAAGACGGGCTTATTCAGCGCTTTGGTGTTGAACGCTCTACGAGCCAGACCCAGGGTGTCTCTACCCGTGGTGTCAAGAACTACCTTGTTGTAGATCTGCCGGATGCTACGGCTCTGGTCGATACTCTTGGCACTTCCTATCCGCCCGCAGAAGATTCTCCTTTTGTTCCGGCTGGTTCCATTGTAACTAATGCTTGGTTTGTTGCCACCACTGACTTTACCTCTGGTGGTGCTGCAACTCTTGACATTGGTTTTCAGCAGGCTGATGGTACTCTGATTGATGCTGATGGCATTGACGCAGATATTGCCCTTGCTAAGCTGGTCGATGGTGCAGGAACGGGTGTTGTCAACTGTGACGGTGCCTATGTAGCTAACGCTGCCGGGGATGGTCAGCAGGTTCTTACCAACAATGCTTACGTTGGTTTTTCCTACGAGACCGCAGTTTACACTGCTGGCGCTGGCAAGCTCATCCTTGAGTACATCAAGGTAGAGTAACTAACTTAGGGGAGGCTTCGGTCTCCCCACTTCCCTGAGGTATTATGGCTACACAACACTCAACTCTTACCGGGTCTGACTTACACGAACCTAAGGGTGCAGACTCTGCCAATGCTAACGAAGTCTATGTAGCTAACGGCACAGGCTCAGGCTCTTGGACTCCTCTCTCTTTTTCCTTCAATACACACATTGAAAACATTTCCTCTCCTACTGACGTTTACATCCCTATTCCTTACGCTGGTGTAATCAAGAAGATCACTACAGTAATTAGTGGTGCTGTCAGTGCAGCAGATCTTGTTCTTACTTTCTACGACAGCTCAAGTAACTCTATGGGATCTATTACTGTAACTAGCTCCGGCTCTGCTGCTGGTGATGTAGATACCCTGAGTCCTGCAAGCAATAACGTAGTGACGGCTAACGACTATATCCGTATCAATGGTGACGGTGGTCCTTCTGCCCATACTACCCTGTGGCTTAACATTGTGATGGAACGTAGCTAATGAAGCAGAGCCTGCTTACTATGGTCCAGAAGATCCTGAGTGACATGGACTCAGAGGAAGTAAACTCTGTAGCTGACACTGTAGAAGCAACTCAGGTAGCCTCTATCATTGAGGACACGTTCTATAATCTTATCAGCAACAGATTGATCCCTGAACATGAGCAACTGATTAAGCTTACTGCTGTTAGTGACAGTGATTTCCCAACACACTTCCTGTACCCTGAGAATGTAAGCTCGATTAGCTTTATCCAGTACGACACGACTGATGACAATACCTTTAGCTACAAATATGTTTCTTGGCTAGATCCTGTAGAGTTCCTTAGTCTTGTAGACTCTGTTAGTTCAGACTATGTTCTTGTTAATGATAAGAATGGTGGGACAAAGTATCGCATCCGTACTAATAAGATGCCAGAGTACTGGACAACCTTTGATGACGACTATATTGTTATGGACTCCTACAAAAGCACGGTAGACACAACTCTACAGCAGAGCAAGACTAGGTGTTATGGGGTAGTGACCCCAGTGTTCAACAGATTTGATGACAACTACATACCTGACATTGATGCAAATATGTTTCCGCTACTGTTGAATGAAAGCAAGTCTGTAGCTATGTCTGTGCTTAAGGGTAGCCCTGATCCTAAGATTGACCAAGCTGCTCGTAGACAGAGGTACAACATTCAGAACAATAGGTACAAGACTGAAAGACCTAAACCGCTGTCGAGGTACGGTAGATGATTGAAAGAGTAGAAGAGCTAGACATCTTTGGTAAGCCTAAGGTTATCTTTACATCTGACAAAAGAGATATCACCTATGAGGTTACCAAGCTGAACATGGGATCCTCTTTGTGGAGAGTTAAGTGTGGGACAGGTAATGTACCCAAAGCTCTCCAAGGATCTTGGACTAAAATGGAAGAGGCCGAAAAGGCTGTTGTTAAGTATCTTGAGAATACTAAAGTAACCAGAACGGTGAAAGCAAAGCGACTTGAGACTACAGCAGAAGCCAACTAATGTTCTAGTTAAAGGTCTGATTACAGAAGCAGGTGAGCTTACCTTTCCTGAGGGGGCTTCTGTTGATGAGTTGAATTGCTCACTGGAACGTACTGGTTCTCGTAGACGCCGCCTTGGTATCAACTATGAAGTAGACTACACTAAGCATACCATCACTGGGTTCTCTGCGGGCTCTGTTACCTCGACTTATGTATGGGAGCACCCTGGGGGTGTGTCAGCTAAGACTTTTGTTGTAGTTCAATTTGGTAGTCGTGTTTACTTCTTTGACGACACCATTGGCTCCTCTCTATCTGGTGGCCTCAAGGCTGGCTACATTGATCTGAATACTTATAAGAGACCTACGGGTGCTGGTCCTCAGGACGTTCGTATCCAGTGTGCTAACCTCTTTGGTTATCTTATCATAGCCTCTTCCGAAATAAACACTATACGTGTTTCCTACGACAGTGATACCGACACTATCAGTGCAGAAGAGATTGAGTTTAGGTACCGTGACTTTAGCTGGCGTGGGGACAAGTCAAGCTATGAAGATGGTGTAGCTACAGCCTCTGTCACTGATGTAAGGAAGTATGATACCCAAAACTCCGGTTGGCGTGGTGATAAAGGGGCTGCTGCACTAGCTGCTTATATCGCCTCAGAGGGTGAGTATCCTCCACTTACTCATGCTTGGTATGCCGGTAAAAACTCTTCTGGTATATTTAGTGTAGCTGAGTGGCAGAAGGTTTACTCAGGCTCCAGCCTTATTGCTAATGGTTCTTACATTCTAGACTTGTACGATGGCGACAGAGTAGCTGCATCCGGTATCGCTGGGCTAACTAATGCAACAGAAGCCACTAGGTTCTCTACTGTAGCTAGCTTTGCCAGTCGCATCTTCTATGCTGGTATGTCATCCACCCGTAACACAAGCAACATCTACTTCTCTAAGATCTGTAGCTGTATGAGTAACATCGGTGAGTGTTTCCAGCAGAACGACCCTACGGCAGAAGACTTTAGTGATCTGCTTGATGACGATGGTGGTGTAATCAACATCCCTGAAGCTAACAATATCCGTAGGCTTCACGTCCTAGGCCCTAACCTTATTGTCTTTGCAGAGAACGGTATCTGGTCTATTCGTGGTGTAGACGATGTGTTCAAGGCTACAGGGTACGCTATCAACAAGATTAGTGATGTAGGTCTCTACTATCCTGATACCTTTGTTAGTGCAGAGGGTAGGCCATACTGGTGGGGATCTTCGGGTATCTACACACTGACTTCCTCTGAGGAGCAGGCTGCCCTTAGGGCTATCAACCTTAGCTTGCCCACAGTACAGACATTCTGGGATGGCATCAGTCCAGCGGCTAAAGCTCAATGTAAGGGTGTCTTTGATAATCTGAACGGTAGAGTCTTCTGGATGTATCCGTCTGAGGGTTTCTCTACCGACTATAAGATGAATAGGATTCTTATCCTAGATGAACCACTGCAAGCTTTCTATCCCTGGACTATCTCTGATACTAACACTGGGTTGCCTTACATAACTGATGCTGTATTCCTCAGAGGATCTGCCTCTACTTCTGTAGAGACTAATGTCATTGATAGTTTAGGTAATCTTGTAGAAACCAATAGTAATGATCCAGTTGTCATCACTCGTGTAGGCTCAGCTTATGTAAGCACATCCTTGCTGTTCCTGACTGTGGACACCAGTAATAAAGTAACCTTTAGCCAGTTCACAGATGACTCCTTTAAGGACTGGGGCTCTGCTGATTACAGTTCTTACATGGTCACAGGCTATGACTTCATGGGGGACTTGACAACTAAGAAGAGTTTACTATATACTACCGTTTATCTGAGGAGAACAGAAGAAGGTCTCACAGGTAATGATGTAGATGGTTATGAGTTTGGTAGGCAGTCTTCCTGTCTTCTGTCTTCTTACTGGGACTTTAAGACACAGGCTAACTCTATCAGCCAGCAGTGTTACAAGCATAGCTACGCTGTCGTTGCTGAGCCTGGCTTTGAGTATCCTGATACTGTAGTTTCCAATAGACTTAAGATCAGAGGCAAAGGTCGACAGATGACACTGAAGTTTGAGAGTGAGGAAGGTAAGGACTTTCACTTGCTCGGCTATGATGTAATCAGTAACAGTAAAGGTAGAGTATGATCCGAGAAGCTACAGAAGACGACATCATTGAGATCACTCATCTAGTCAAAAGGTTTATGTCAGAAGGCGGGCCTTTCTTTAAGTTTAACAAGGAAAAGGTTATTAACTTCTTGAACATGGCTGTAGATAATCCTTTAATGTATGTAGCTGTGGCTGAGCAGGACAGTTTTGTTGTTGGCTTTATTATTGGCCTGTACCATGACCATCCCTATGTAGACACTTGTATCACAACTGAGATCGGTTTCTATATTGATCCTAGGTATAGAGGCGGCACCAAAGCTGTAAAATTGCTTAAGTCTTTTGAAAATTGGTCTAAACAAATGAATGCTAAAGAAGTCGTTCTTTCTGATGTAGTAACTATAGCTGACCACTCGGTTTTCTATGGCAAGCTAGGATATTCTCCTGGTGAGAGAGTCTACGTTAAGGAGCTTGTATAATGGTTGCTCTTGCTATTGCCGGTGCAGGTCTAGCTCTTGCTGCGGCTGGTACTTTCATGTCTTACCGTGGCCAGAAGAAAGCTGCGGAGGCACAGGCACAGCAACAGGCTTTGTCAGTAAGAAGGTCTCGTAGACAGGCAATCCGTGAAGCTCAGATCAGACGTGCTCAGACTACTGCTGTCGCGGGTGCTGCTGGTGGCCTTACTGGATCCGGCTATGCGGGTGGTATTGGTAGCTTGGGTTCTCAGCTTGCTACTAACTTTGGCTTTGGTACTCAGATGAGTGGGCTTAGTTCCATAGTCAACCGGGGTATGCAACAGGCTGGTCTTGGTTCTGCTGTGACTAGTATCGGCAACCTAGCTACCCAGGCTGGCTTAGCTTTCTATAGCCCAACTTCTACTGAAACACCTGCCCCTAAACCACAGGCTCAAGGTGTAGGCTCTTATTATAATTTTAGGCCAATGGGGTAGCAATGCCTATTAGTTTTGAAC